CAATCATCATCACCAAAACAAATGATGAGTTGATTGAGTTTATCGATAACATCAAAGGTGACACTAAAGAACAGAACTATCTCAACATTGCTTTCCCTCGTGGATGTAATGGATTGAAGAAGTATCGTAGTGGTGCTGACATCTATGCTAAGGGTTGCCCTATTCAGGTGCGTGGTGCGTTGTTGTATAACTACTATGTAAAGAAGAAAGGTCTGGAGCATAAGTATCCATTGATTCAAGAGGGCGAGAAGATTAAATTTTTATATTTGAAGACACCTAATCCTATTGGCGAAAACATTATCGCTTTTTTCCAACAACTTCCTAAGGAGTTTAACCTAGAGAAGTATGTTGATTACTCTACACAGTTTGAAAAATCATTTCTCGAACCACTGAAAACTGTGCTAGAATGTATTGACTGGCAATACGAACGTCGTGGTTCACTTACAAGTTTCTTTAGTTGAGGTATTATGAGTTTTTTACAGTCTGTTACTAAGGAGTTAGATAATGAATACGCAAACGTCGTTGACGATTCCATCGTATGTAAAACGTTTGTGGATACTGGTAGTTATATACTCAATGCTCTTATCAGTGGGAGTATCTTTGGTGGTCTACCATCAAATAAAATTACTGCGCTTGCAGGAGAATCAAGCACAGGTAAAACATTCTTTGCTCTCTCAATCGTCAAAAACTTTCTTGATAACAACCCAGAAGCACAAGTAATATATTTTGAATCCGAATCAGCTATTGAAAAAGATATGCTTGCTGAGCGTGGCATTGACATCAAACGTGTTGGTCTAGTTCCTGTTACTACAGTTCAAGAGTTTCGCACTCAAAGTATTAAAGTAGTAGACCAGTATATGAAACTTAAGAAGGAGGCTAGACCTCCGCTGCTTTTTGTGCTAGACTCTTTGGGGATGCTCTCGACTACCAAGGAGGTACAGGATGCTACTGATGGTAAAGAAACCCGCGATATGACTCGCGCTCAGGTTATCAAATCTATCTTTAGAATCCTATCACTTAAACTAGGTCAAGCTGAGATTCCAATGATTGTTACTAACCACACATATGATGTGGTTGGTGCTTATGTGCCAACCAAAGAAATGGGCGGTGGTAGTGGTCTGAAGTATTCTGCTTCTAGTATTCTTTTCCTTTCTAAAAAGAAAGAGAAAGATGGCACCGAAGTTATTGGTAACATCATCAAAGTCAAGGCACAGAAGTCACGCTTCACAAAAGAAAACTCATTAGTAGAAACAAGGTTGTATTATGATTCCAGAGGTCTTGATAAGTATTACGGGTTGGTCGAACTTGGAGAGAAGTACGGAGTATTTGAACGTGTGGGTAACCGTGTTAAGGTGGGTGATACCACTGTATATCCTTCGGTTATCTATAAAGAGCCTGATAAGTATTTCACACCAGAAATCCTCCAAGCATTAGATGAGTGCGCCAAGAAAGAATTTTTATATGGTAGCGAATAATGAGTGAAAGAATCGAAACAACAATCCTGCGTAACCTTCTCTGTAACGAACCATTTTACAGAAAGGTTGTGCCTTTTGTAAAACCAGATTACTTCAATGAGATTCACGAAAAGATAATCTATGAAGAAGTTTGGAACTTCGCTAGCAACTATGAGATGCTACCGACAGCAGAAGTTCTTATTATTAATTTAGAAGGTAGAAAAGATTTAAATGAAGAAGTATATCAAAACTCTGTTAAGACAATTCAAGGTCTTACCGATGCTCCAGTCGAACACAACTGGTTGCTTGACACCACAGAAAAATGGTGTAAAGATAGAGCCATCTATCTCGCCTTGCTTGAGTCAATCAAGATTGCGGATGGAGGCAATCAAAAAGTATCACCAGATGCGATCCCCGCGATACTTCAAGAGGCCCTGGCAGTATCTTTCGATGAACACGTAGGGCACGATTACCTAGAGAATAGTGCTGAACGTTATGCGTTCTATCACCTGACAGAAGAGAAGATTCCTTTCCACCTAGAATACTTTAATAAGATTACTAAAGGTGGTCTACCTAACAAGACATTGAATGTAGCACTTGCTGGCACAGGTGTAGGTAAGTCACTTTTTATGTGTGACTATGCCGCTCACTGTTTATCACTTGGTCGTAATGTTCTTTACATTACTATGGAGATGGCAGAGGAAAGAATCGCTGAACGTATTGACGCCAACTTGTTTGACGTAAATATCAAAGACCTTATTGATTTGCCAGAATCAATATTCAATAGTCGCATCAACGAACTCAAAAGAAAGACACAAGGTCGTCTTATCATCAAAGAATATCCAACAGCAGCAGCTCACGTCGGGCACTTTAAAGGTCTGCTGAATGAACTTTCCCTAAAGAAAGTATTCAAACCCGACATTATCTTTATCGATTATTTAAACATTTGTGCTTCGTCAAGATATAAAGGAGCAATTGTAAACTCTTATACTTATGTCAAGGCAATCGCAGAAGAACTTAGAGGAATGGCAGTTGAACACAACGTTCCAATTGTCACTGCTACACAAACTACTAGGAGTGGTTATGGTAATAGTGATGTCGATCTCACTGATACCAGTGAATCTTTTGGTCTGCCAGCTACTGCTGATTTTATGTTTGCTCTCATTGCTACAGAGGATTTGGAAAAAGATGGCAAGATAATGGTGAAGCAGTTGAAGAATAGATACAACGACCCAACGATGTATAAGAGATTCTTAGTTGGGGTTGACAGAGCACGTATGAAGTTGTATAATGTAGACAACGCTGTTGACTTATCTTCTGATAAAGAAGAGGAATATGATTTCGAAGAGATGGCAGCACAATCAAGTAAAGATACTAAAAGCAAATTTACCAGTTTTATTTTATGACGAAGCAAGTTGACCTAGTTAAGTATACTCAGTTTGTGGATGGAACTACAAGTTATCCATCTAAAAGCAACGAAGAATTCATTGCTCGTATTCGACAACTAGCAGAGGGTGATGTTCCTATTGCTCGTCTTATGACTGCCGCTGTTGGAATGTCTGCTGAAGCGGGGGAGTTCACTGAGATTGTAAAGAAGATTGCCTTTCAAGGTAAAGAACTAACTGAAGATAATCGCACTCATCTCATCAAAGAACTGGGAGATGTGTATTGGTATTTCACTCAGGCAATGCTTGGATTAGATATTAATCTAAATGAAGTGGTGTTGACCAATGTAATGAAACTCACTGCTCGATACCCAGAGGGTGCCTTCGACGTATTCCATTCTGAGAACCGCGCAGACGGCGACATTTGATGCTATGATAGGGGGAACCTAAATAAAGGGTGACCCCCCTTCTAGTATGAGTAAGAACACCCACCTAGAACACTTGGAAGACAGCATCTTGTTCGATGGAGAACAGGGGGCCAAAGATGCGTTTGCGTTTCTAGATGAACTGACTAAAACTTTTAGTGGTAATCAAACTAGTCGTTTTAAAATCACTACTAAATGGGATGGTGCTCCTGCTATAATTTGTGGTATTGACCCAGAGTTTAAACGTTTCTTTGTTGGCACTAAATCAGTCTTCAACAAAGATGGAAAAATTAATTACACTGAGGATGATATTGATGCTAACCACGGACACGCTCCTGGTTTGGTAGAGAAACTTAGAGTAGCATTAGAGTATTTTCCCAAACTGAATATCAAAGGAATCGTTCAAGGTGACTTGCTTTTTACTGACGACGGTAAAGACGCTAAGATTGACGGTAAGGATTACTTTACTTTTACTCCCAACACTATTACCTATGCTATTCCCAAGGGCACCCCAGCCTATGAAAAAGCAAAGAAAGCTAAGATTGGTGTAGTGTTTCATACTCGCTATGTTGGTCGCAGCATCGCAGAGTCTAGTGCTACGTTTGGTGTGGATGTTTCTGAGTTTAAAGATAACAAAGATATTTTTGTTATCAGTGCTGAAGTTGGAACTTTAGGTTCTAACGTATTATTGAATGCTTCTGAAGAACGCACTCTTAAAAATATGAAGACTACCGCAATGCGTACTCTTCCTGGATGTAAGGATTTTCTGAATGATATTGCTACTTTAATTACTGCTAATGATACGCTTACTGTTGGTCCTCGCCTCAAAACTTATTTTAATACTTATGTGAGAGAGGGTCGTAAAGTATCTAATGTTCCTGCTTTCATTAACAACTTCAAAAAATATTTTGAGGGTGTTGTAATGAAAGAAGTAGACAAAGCAAAGATGGCAAAGACCAAAGCAGCAAAGCTCAAGAAACTTTATGATGGTATGGAGTTAGTTGATAATAACATAGCAGCATTTAAAAAACTTGTAGTGCTATATAACACTATAAATAATGCTAAACTTTTCTTTGTTAAGAAGTTAACTTCTACTGATGCTACTCGCACCTTCCTTCGTACCGAGCATGGATTTAAAGTTACTGCGCCTGAGGGATTTGTTGCCATCAAAGATGGTGCTGCTACTAAACTAGTTGACCGTTTAGAGTTTAGTGTTGCTAACTTTACTATAGATAAAAACTGGGTTAAAGGAGACTAATGAAACGAGTAGTCGTAACTTTTGGAAGATTTAATCCTCCAACCACAGGGCACGAAAAACTATTAGATGCTGTTAAGAAACAGGCAGGCACTGACGACTATAAAATCTATACAGGTCACACTCAAGATAAGAAAGGAAAAAATCCTCTACCTTCTGATGTGAAGGTAGAGTTTATGAAAGAGATGTTTCCCTCTCACAAAAATCATATTATGTATGACAACAAGTTGAAAACTATTATTCACGTTCTTCAAAGTTTACAGGGTGAGTATGCTGATTTAACTTTAGTTGTTGGAAGTGATAGAGTTAGTGAAATGGATTTATTAATACAAAAGTATAATGGAAAAGATTATACTTTTAGAAAACTAGAAACAGTTTCTGCTGGTGAGCGTGACCCAGATGCTGATGATGTATCTGGTATGTCAGCAAGTAAAATGCGAAAGGCTATTGCTGAATTGGATATGAAGACTTTTAATTCTGGACTTCCGTCAGTAGTAAAAAATGACAAAGATTTTAAAAACCGTTTATTCAAAGCAGTAAGGGAGAACCTACCATGACAGTTCCAGCAATAGGACAGGTAATTCACAAAGACAAATGTTTTAAATATTTGTATCCTTTTATTAAATTAATGCGAGAAGGTGGGGAAGTTCCATTTACTGATGAAAAAGTAGCTACTAGAAGAATTTATAAAGATGGGGAGCGTGTTAAAAAAATTCTTAGCATATATGATAGTTTAATAGATAATGGAATCGAAGTTCGTGACAACGATATTTTAAAAGATTTGTTTCAAAAAGTTCCTCCTGGAAGCATCGAAAAAAGAGACAACTACCCATGGAGAGAAATAGAATATCAAAGTATTGCTGATCCCAAAAAAACAGAAGTTCTTTCTATTAATAAAATAGGAAAACAAGTCTTAACGGGTCGAGGTGGTATATTGACAGCAGCTAATTCTAAGTTTGATGGAAAAGAATCTGATTGGACAGAAACTCTAACTTGTTATGCTCTGGCACTTAGACAGAGCAAAGGATCAGATATAACAGTTGAGGAGTTTAAATCTTTTCTTTTAAATGGAGCAAATGAAAATTCTGCGACGACTAGAATAGTTAATTCTTTTGTTGTTACAAATAAAAATAAATCAAAAGTTTATGACTACGGAATACAGAATGTTGTGTGGCAAACTTCTGCGGTTAAAGTATCTAATGCTTTGTATGCTTCCCCTTATTTAAAATCGGGAATTCAATATGATTTTTATTTTGGTGGAGCTACAGAAATAAAATGGTTTAAAAGCAAGTGGACCAATAAATTTAATAGCACTCTTCAAAATCATTTGAGACAATTGAATAATATATCAGACGATGTAGAAAAATATGGATCTTCGGTAGATGATAAATGGAATCCAGCAGATATTTTTGCAGTAGCAAAAAATCTCAATAAACAAGAATTGGAAACTACCACTATGTCATTTTTTCCTGGCACCATAAAAGACTATAAAAAGTTTACTGGAAAAAATCGTATACGAGTATCTGATGAAAAGGCACAAGCAGACATGGCTGAATTGGCACGTTACAACTCATGGATACACGAAAGAATAGTAGACGGAACTCTTATTCCAATTTCATTGAAAAAAGTTGCAGGCACCGCCAAAGTAAATTTGATTTCAAATCCTTCTATAGAAGATTTTAAGATTGATATTTCAAACATAAGAGTTACTTGGGAAACAACAGCAGCAAAAATATACATTTATTTTGATGTTACTTATACTATGCAAGTTGCTGGAACTAACAACTCAGTAAAGAAACACTACGAATATTTCTTTGATTGCAGAAACTTTAACGTTGGCGAAAATGTGCAGTTTGAATTGGGAGCTGCTAATTCTGCTGCTAAGCACGGCAAAGTTTCAGTTGGTCCAGCAGAAATGATTATTGATATGAGCAGTCAAAGTATTAGAACTCATCTTCAACAATCCAGAAAAAATTATATTAAACTTATGAGAACGCCAAACCTCAGAACGAAAATATTTCCCAACTTAACTGCCGCAATACCAGAAACAACTTTAAAATCTTTTGAAGACAATGTGGTTAATAAAAGTAGA